CGGGTGACGGGTTCAAGTATCGCGGTCGCGGTATCTTCCAGCTTACTGGCCGTGCCAATTACAAGAAGTACGGAGACAGTCTTGGGATTGATCTGGTCGGAAATCCTGATCTCGCTGCCCAGCCGGATGTGGCGCTCAAGATCGCATGTGAGTACTGGAAGTCGAGAAAGCTGAACGCGCTTGCCGACAAGGATGATTGCGTTGCCATCACCAAGAAGATCAATGGGGGACTGAACGGGATTGCTGACCGCAAGGCTTGCCTGGTCATTGCGAAGAAGATGTGGGCTGACAATTATGATGGACCGGCAGAACCTCCGAAGACGATGGCAACCAGTAAGCAAGGAAATGCGGCTCTGGTTACTGGCGCTCTTGGTGGTGTTGCGGCAGCTAAAGAGGTCGTTGCTCAGGTCCAAGAGGCGTCCGGCATCTTCGAGACGGCCTTGGGGCTTCTGAAGAACACCAACTTCCTGATGATGGCGGCTATCGTGTTGGCTGGCGCAGCGATCTGGTTTTGGCGCAAGAAGCACCTAGAGGAGAACGGGGTATGATACCTTTCCTGTTCACGCCGATTGGTCGATATATAGCTATAGCGGCGTTTGCCTTTGTGGTTCTGGCTGGTATTTATGTTAAAATCCGTTCAGAAGCCGTGTCGGAGTACAAAGCCGAGGCCACGCAGGAAATCTTGGAGAGAACCCAAAATGCGATCCGTGCTGGTGATAATGCCGCTATTACTCCTGACCGGCTGCTCGAAAATGATGGGCATCGTAGAGACTAAGCCTGCTGTCTGTACGGTTTGGAAAGACATCTCATGGTCAAAGTCGGATACGCCGCAGACCATTGTTGAGGTGAAAGTAAATAACGCGCGCCGAGAAGGCTTTTGCGAGGGTAAGAAGTAATGCCTCTGGCTCCGATGAACATCCCTCCTGGGGTCGTAAAGCCCGCAACTCCTCTTCAGGTGAAGGGGCGTTTTTGGGATGCGAACCTGATCCGCTGGCGTTCTGGAAAGCTGCTTCCGGTTGGAGGCTGGCAGCGTATTACCAGTTCCCCTCTCGCCAGCACACCGAGGACGATCTTCACCTTCACAAGCACTGGTGGGACGCCTCTTGGCCTGATTGGGTGCGAGGACAAGCTCTTTGCCCTTCAGGGCTCTATTTACACGGACATAACGCCGACTGGGTTCGTTGCGCCTGAAGATGATACTGTCGGCGGCTATGGAGCCTATGACTACGGCGAGTTGCTGTATGGTCTCGACTTCGCGTCTGTAAGCATCTCGACGGCTGTCAGAACGACCAATGTGGTTACGATCACAACATCAGAGAACCATAAATTCATCACCGGGATGTCGGTTCTGATTGCCGGGGTTACGGACGCGAGCTTTAACGGCACTTTTACGGTTACTGTAACCGGGCTCACAACCTTCACCTATGCCCAGACGGCAACCAATGCTTCCTCAAGTGGTGGAACGGCAGCTTTGCCGGTGGCAGATCGTCGCCCGGAATCCTCTGCTTTCCTCCCCCCGTTCTCTTGGACGATTGATAACTGGGGCGGGGAGATGCTTGCTGTCGCCTCCAGCGATGGCCGTCTTCTGCATTGGCAGGAGGGGGAAGGTCAGGCCACTGTTGTTGGTATTGAGCCGATCACTTCCATCACTCGCCTGTCTAACGTGGCTACAGTCACAACGACATGGAATCACGGCTTTACGGCTGGAAATGTCATTATTGTCGCTGGTAACTCTGTAGGTTCTTTTAACGGAACGCACACGATTACCTCGACGCCTAGCCTGACTACATTTACTTTTGCTAGTTCTGGCACAAACACTACTGGAACTGGTGGTACAGCAAGCGCACAGACTTCAGACCTCCCTCCTCAGAATAACCGCGCGGTCATCGTCACTCAGGAGCGCCACGCTGTTCTGATTGGATCGGGTGGAAATTCCCGCCGTGTGGCTTGGTCTTCGCGTGAGGATTATTCAGACTGGAATTTCGCAGACCCAACCAACACGGCTGGTTATCTTGATCTGGACACGGCAGGCAAGATCATCATGTGCGCCGCTGTCCGTGAAGGAACTCTGATATGGACGCAGGATGAAGCATGGTTGATGCGTTATATCGGTCTGCCGTACATCTATAGCATTGAGCGTATTGGCTTCGGATGCGGTCTTATTGCTCCTCGCGCCTTTGCTACGACTGCTGGCCGCTGCGTCTGGATGGGTAAGGAGAGCTTCTGGCTCTATGACGGTGGCGTCGTTCGCCCTCTGGCCTGCGATGTTGGTTCTAGTGTTTTTGATAATATCGACCCAGAAGTTGGATCAATCTATACGCACGGGTCTGAAAACAACATCTTCCCAGAAGTGTGGTTTTGGTATCCGTCGCCTGGATCGTCTGTTCCAAATCTGAGCGTCTTCTACAACTATGCTGAAGGCTGGTGGGGTGTCGGCAACACAATGACCAGAACGGCCTGCCACGGGGCTGGTGTGTTCCCATATCCTATGGCTGCAGATGAGAACAATGAAATCTACTATCAGGAGAACGGCTGGACGGCTGCTGGTACTCCTATTGAGACAGAACGCTATGCCGAGACTGGCGCTTTGAACATCCAGAGCGGTGGAACCTTGTCCCATCTGAAGCAGGCAATCACGGACAACGGCTACTCCTACGACAGCACCCAGATCACGGTCTATGCTTCCATGACCCCACAGGGTACGGAATATACGTATGGTCCCTTCAGTCCCAGGTCTGATGGGTATATGGATATGAGGGTGACTGGCCGTGACTTCCGTATGCGGATTGCATCTACTCAGGATGGCCCATGGAGTATTGGCGAGACCAGAATTGACTTCCAAGGTGGAGGTGGACGATGAGAGTGAACCTTCCCCCACCTCCCCAGATTTATGACTCGTCCTACTTTCTTAGGGCTTTCTCCAGTTTGGACGGGCTATTGAGCTTTTCTGTCAGCAGAATTGAAGCAGTTGATGGTGTCCTGCTTCAATCGCCTGACGGTTCAGTGTATAAAGTAAGTGTAGATAATGCTGGAAACCTAACGACTACGGCGGTTCCACTTGGACAATCAGGAGCGCCTCCTTACTAAGCTCCGAAAGGCGCTGCGAGTTGGGGGAAACACACATGAGCTTGAAGACATTCTCTTTGGGCTTGAAACGGGAAAGATGCAGGCGTTTTGGAACGACGGGGCTCTTGTGGTCACAGAAATCGTTCAAGCGCCAGCGAAGAGATACCTCAGTGTCTTTCTCGCTGCCGGGGACATGGATTCGGTGATGGCTTTGGACGAAAAGTTAAAAGCCTTTGCGAGTGAAAAAGGATGTGAGTTCGGTCGCGCTTTGGTCCGTCCCGGCTTTGAGAAAGCCCTCAAGGCTAAAGGCTGGAAACGCAAGATGATCGTCATGGAGTATGAATAATGGGTGGCCAACCTTCAGCACAGACAATTACCAACAAGACCGAGCTTCCTAAGTGGCTTGAAGAAATTACCAAAAGCAATCTGGCGAAGGCCCAAGGGATTGCCGATCGGCCATATGAGGCATATACGGGCCAGATTACGGCTGGGTTCTCGCCTGAACAGTTGCAGGCATTTGACATAATTCAGAAGGGCGTTGGGCAGGCGGCTCCTAACTTTGAGGCGGCTCAAAAGGCTGCTGCTGGTAGTGCCGCTTATACGCCGCAAGATGTTCAGGCTGGCAGTTTCCTTACTGGAGATATTTCCAGCTATATGAACCCGTATATTGCGAATGTTGAGCAAAAGGCCATTGAGGCATCTGGACGATCGCTGGAACAGGCTAAAAACCAGATTGCTGCCAATGCCGCGAAGGCTGGCGCTTTTGGCGGTTCTCGTCAGGGCATTGCAGAGGGTGTTGCTGCTGCCGAGTCGGCTAGGGGCGTCGGAGAGCTTTCTGCCAAGTTGCGCGCACAGGGCTTTGATACGGCTGCCGCACTTCAGTCTGGCGATTATGCTAGGGCGCTTCAAGCCTCTATGGCAAATCAGGCTGCTGGTCTTCAGGGTGCTGCGACCAACATCGCTGGGGCTACTGCATTGGGCAATCTTACCACTGCTGGGCAAGCGGCTCGTCAGCAGGAAGCGGCTCTCGTTGAGAATGTTGGTATGCAGAAGCAGGCACTTGCACAGGCCGCTCTTGATGAGGCTTATGCCAAGTTCCTTGAGAAAAAGAACTATCCAATTGAGGGGCTTAACCTTCTCTTGTCTGCTACATCTGCTACACCTTACGGTGGAACGCAGACGCAAACAAAGACGGGTGGCCCTGGTGCAAGCAACTTCTTGACTGGCCTTGGTGCTGTCGGCAGCGCCGCTACAACCGCCCTGACAATCTCTCAATTGGTGGCTATGTAATGGATACGGCTCTCCTGTTCTCAGGCGGCAAAGACAGTCTGGCTTGCTTGTACATCAATAAGCATCGCTGGGATTCGATCTTTGTCGTCTGGCTGAATACGGGAGCCGTGGACGAAGCAACTTACGAGTACATGATGAAGTGGAAGGAACGCCTTCCGCACTTCATTGAACTCAAGTCTGACCAGCCTGCCAACATTCGCGACTACGGGTGGCCCGTAGATGTTTTGCCGGTAAATAACACGCATCTCGGCAAATTCATTACGGGTGAAGAAGGCCCAGTAATGCAGCCGTATTTGAACTGTTGTGCGGCCAATATCTGGTTCCCTCTGCACGAGGGACTGAAGGGTCTTGGTGTCACAACGGCCATCAAGGGCCAGCGCAACGATGACGCTAAGAAGTCCACATCCCGTGACGGTGATACGCGAGACGGAATTACCTTCGAGATGCCAATCCAAGATTGGACCGAGGCTGATGTATATGACTACCTGAAGGTTGTCGGCGCTGAACTGGCTCCCGGCTACATCGCTGGTGAGAAAACTGGTCGTGATTGCTGGGACTGCACGGCCTATCTGTCCGACAATAAGAAGCGGATCATGAACCTTCCTGAAGGCAAAAAGCAGGAAGTTCTTCGTCGTCTTGGCATCATCAAAGATGCGATTGACGATCAGTGGAGACTGTAATGGCTGAGATTAACGACATCGCTTCATACATCTACAGCCGTGCTCAAGAGATTGGCGTTGACCCGAACCTTGCGCTTGGTATTGCTCGATATGAGGGACTTAACCCCAATACGATTGGCTCTCCCACCTTTGGCAATCGTGACGCTCGCGGGTA